GGTTCGTCGGTGGAGCGTAGTTCGCACTTGCAGTTCCATCGGTCGCCTGGCCGGTGGTGGTTCCAGAAGTCGTGTGCTATGGGTAGTACGGTGTTCCAGAAGGGGCGGTGGTCTTTTCCGGGATTGGGTGATGTGGATGGAATCCACTTGAGGTTAGGCAGTACGTCTGCTTCGCGGATGAACTGCTGCCAGTTTGCCGCCTGTCGTGCCCGTAGGACGGCGGTGTCGTATTCGGTTCGTAGCCAACGGTCGCACTGGTGTGATGTGATGGAGTGGACATCGTTCTTCCACTGTTCGAATGTCTTTAGATTGCCATTCGAATCAGTGAGTTGCCGGGCCACGTCGTTCTGGAGTCGGTGAGTCTTGAATGCAGCAAAGACGGCGTTGTTGTGTCGCAGCGCATTGCGGAAGTCGTCGTCGGGATGCGGTGCCTGGCTGAGTCCTATGTCTGTCGCGCGGTTGAAGGTGCGGCAGAACTCGTGGAAGAGGTTTCGCTCGATGTCGGTCATTGGCTGGAAGTTTCGCTCATAAATGTTGCGGAGCGCCCGTTCCAGCACGTCGCTGTCGAAACGGAAGGGTTTAGCAGCGAGTGTCTCTGTGGGGTGTTCCCCGTAGTAGAGGTTTTCGACTACCAGTCTAAGGCTGCCCCGTCGTGCGGGGCTGGTGCGAAAAAAGGGCGTGCGTTGTTTTGCTGCTTTTGCTGTGGCTCTTCCTGGTTTTGTTCTTCTTCCTGGCTTTGTTGTTGTTGCGTTGGCAACGCAACAGACTGGACGGTGCGCCTTTCTCCAACGGGCATGTTGTATTTCTCCTGGAAGTAGGCTGGGTCCACCTCGTAGTTATTGAGCACGAGCTGTTCGTAGGCTGCCTGCTGCTCTGGTGTGTAGTCCACTGAGTAGTCCCAGTCGAAACGGATGCCTTTGAGTGGGAAGCCGTGCCGTATCATCCGTGGGAGTAGCTGGTTGTTGATGACATCGCGGAGGGTGTCGCAGTCTGCCTCGACGAGGTTCTGGAAAACTTCGAGGTGTGTTTCGGACTGAGAGAGGCTGGATCCGTCTTCGATGGTCATGGTCTGCCCTATGATGAGCTTAGAGAGCTCGGAGTTTGCGCGGTCGATTCGCTTGTCATAGACGTTGAATGCATCGCCCTTGGTTGACTCGACGACTTCGATTTCGGTTCCCTGCTGGAAGATTCCCCATCCCTCGGTCCCCATGTCGGCCATCATCCGCTCCATCTTGGCGAGTTCCTTGTCGTCGCGTGAAGTGGTGCGCGCAATGCGCATGGGCATGCCGAATATCTCGGCAAAGGTGTCCCAGAACGCCAGGGCATTTTTCTTCGGGATTGTCTGTGTTGCGGCTTTGAGGTAAAGCCCCAGACTGTCGGGCTGCCCGACCTCAATGAGCCATTCGGCAAACGGTGTGTCGTGGTAGTCAATGCCTGTGTGCCAGTCCTGTGAGAGGTCAGTAACGACGCGGTGGTACTCGGGGATGACATGCTTGCGGGGGATGAGCTTGACTCCGTCGTAGGTGAGGAGTCCGTTGATGTCAGTGGTGATGTTGCCCAGCTCTATGAGCGAGTGCCCCCAGTAGTTGGCGTCGAGTGCGAGCTTCATGAGCTGCTTGAACCACTCCTTGTCGAAGTATTTGGCGGCCTCCTGGTCCTCGTCGCCCTGTTGGTTGACGAGCTTGAAGGATCGTGCCATGACAAAGCCCTCGCGCTGCTGTATGCATCCTGCGAGGTGTAGGTCGATTTCGACGTCGCGGTAGATGTCGTAGAGGCGTTGGCGGTTAGGGTTGTCGATGTTGATTGCGAGCTGCCATGCGTTGCGCCAGTCGCCGATGTCCTTGCGTGTGAGTGAGTCGGTTGTTCGCTGGAGCTGCATGACGGTCTTCCTGATGCGCTGCGCATCTTTCTTGTTAGCCAGACGCAATGTTCCGAAGGGTGTGCGTATGATTTTTTCTTTATTCTTTTTCATGTCTTCTCTTTTTTTTTGTTGCGATGGCATCGCAACATACTGAACCAATTACCTATCGTAATAGTTTGCCTAACGGCGAACTACCAGTTGTGACGTAGTTTTTTCTGACAGCCGTACACCATCGGGAAGCCGACAGGGTTTCCGTCCTCGTCGGTGGCAAGAGGCAGATCCGGCAGAATCTTTCCGGCTTGCACGCCCTCCAGCCACTTGATGGCGCGTTCATAGCGTTCCTTTCGTATCTCCATACCCATCTTCTGCGGTGCCGATGCAGCCATGTGATAGAGTGCGATGTCGCAGGTGTACATGACCACGAGCCTGTTCCGCTCCGTGCCAGCGGCATTGAAGATGGCACTGGTGTCGTATTTGGGTCTGAGGTAGCCGCTGATTTCCTCGACGGCTTCCGTCTCGGCATTGGCGCGGTTCTCCCGGCTGACCTGTGAGACAACCTTCAGAGCCTGGTCGCCGATGACGATTTTGTAATCCTGATCTGTGATGAACATGAGCTTCTGTTGTTAAAGGGTTATGTAGAGTGCTTTCGCCTCAATCTGGTCGATGGTGGTTCCTTTCCGGAACACTCCATGCGCAATGAACTTTTTCAGGTCCTGCTTGGAGATGACTTCGAGGCGTTTGTTGATGACCAGCACCATATATTTTCGGTGCGTGATATGGTGAAAGCGGTCTGCTTTCTTGACGGCCCGCTTGAAGCGGAAGCCGAAGATGATGTCTTTAATGAGTTTGATCATGGGTTTTTGGGGGTTTGGGTTGCGTTGGCAACGCAACATACATAACTACCAAATGTTTTTTGATGTGGGTCGTTTCCCGAACCGTGGCGCGTAGGTTTGCTGACGTGTGTTTCGCTGCAGGATCCAGATGGCACCCTCGTCGGCATCAGGCGCGTCGTCGTTTCCGGACATGCCCTTCTCGAATGCCAGCAGCTGCTCCAGTCCGGCTTGCATGTCGGGGTCTTCCTTCTGTGCCTGGTCGTAGAACACGAAGCCACGCTCCCAGAGCGGACTGATGGCCTCGATGCGCTGGAACTTGTCCGGCTTCTTACGCGTGTCGCCGGTGATGGGGAGTTGGTAGCCACGCAGATTGCCCTCAGTGGTGAACTCGTCGAGCAGTATGTCCTGCATGAAAGAAGCCTCCATGACGAAGCGGACGGGCAGGGATACGCTGGCGATATCGGAAGTCCTGAAGACTCCGGCGGTGATTGATGCCAGGCAATATTCCTCGTAGCGGTCATAGCACCATCGCACCAGTTCTGCCACTGAAGCCTTGCGCACGAAAGCACGGAGATGCCAGAGGTTGGTTCCACATTTGGCCCAGAGCTTTGCCGCCTTGGTGTCGTTTGTCTTTTTGGATTTCCATGAGGGGTCGATGTAGAGGACAAATTCGGAGAATTGCTTCCACGCCGGACGCTTCGCCCACTTGATCCATTCCTGCCGGAAGACGGTACCCTCCACAATGGGGTTGTGCATCATCTCCTTGTTCCAGGCACGATAGCCTACGAACTCCATGTATTCGCGAGCCTCCTCCTTGGTCCACTTCTCTTTCCATACGGGGTTGCCCTCATTGTCAACGGCATATACCGTTGAGACGTGGACGCCCTTTGTGGCGCATATATTCGCCAGGACGGAAGTCTTGGAGATGAGGTTGCCGACCATGAGGAAGCGGCCACGTCCTACATCCAGCGCACCGAAAAGTGCCTCCTTCACCCAGTCGGTGAGTTCGCGTACACGCCGCTCGTTACGGCAAAGCTCGTCGTCGTCGAGGTCGTCGATGACAATGTAGTCAGGACGGGACTCACGCTTACGGAGACCACGCGGTGACTGCCCACGTCCACAAGCCAGGAAATAGACTCCGTCCTTGGTTGTGAACTCCCCGTCGGTCCAGTTTCCGATTGACATCTGCTTTCCGAAGTCTGCAATGATGCGCTTGTTGTACTGGAGCTCGGCTTGGATGTCGCCGAGGAGTCGGTCGGCTGAGTCCTCAGACTTGCCGACAATCACCATGAAATTGATGAGCCGCTTGGGTTGGAACATCAACCAGAGGGGCATGAAGATGTCGAAGTGGGTCGATTTAGCATGACCGCGTGGCCACTTGAAGACCGCCTTGAGGTTGGCGGAGTTCTTGACGAGTTTGGCTGCCGCATTGTGAAATGGCGCATTGTGAATGGTGCGAATGGCTTCACCCGTGACCTTGTCGCGGAGTGTGAGGAAATGCGGGAAATAATACTCGCAAAAGGCTGCATAGTCGCGCTGGAGGCGGTGTATGCGCTGCTCCTTCTGTGTGGCGGTCTCTCGCTGGAGGCTTTTCGTGTCGGTGATGCTCTGGATCTGCCGGCAATGCTCTCTCCACTCCTCCTGGATTTTCTTGATTTCTGCGATTGTGGGCATGTTGCTTTGCTTTTTTTATTGGTCGCGTTGACAACGCGACATACGGGACGGGATACACCTTGGTCTTTATTGGTCGCGATGGCATCGCGACATACGGGACAAGAGTGGTGATTGTGGGCTACAGCTGTGCGGGTGATGCCATCTTCTCCATGAGGAACTTGTTCTGGTACTTGTTGATGGCCTTGATGAGCTCAGGTGTGATTTCTGGGTCGAATGATGCCTGGTCCTGGATCCACCGGTTGAATGCCATGAAGACCTCGATGGCGTCGATTACGTTTGCTTTCTTGTCGAGCTTCTCGATGGTGGCTGAGAGCTTGGAGAGCTTGTCGGCGAGTGTTCCGATGGCCTCTGGGTCTCCGGAGTCGTTGACTTGCTGTATGAGGTTGTCGATTGCGAGGAGCAGCTTGTTGACGAGTTCAGGTCGTGATATGCTCTTGGCTGCGCGCGCCTCCTTCCATCCGTCGGTTGCGCACCACCTGGATATGGACTGCCTTGACACTCCGATCTGTTCGGCAATCTCGGTGAGTTCCATTCCGGACAGGTAGAGTGATCGTCCGAGCTGTTTCTTCCTTTCAATTTGCTCCCGCGAAAGCCTGGTGCGGTCTGGCAAGTCGGAAGTGGTTCCACATGCCTCTCTGTTGGTTGTCTTTTCTTTTTTGTTCATGCTGTTTTTTTGTGTTAGAGTTTCGGCATAGCCGAAACAGAAGTTTGTTTTGCCGTTGCAAATTTGCCTTTTTTTGGTGGTTTTTACAACTTAAAGCGCTGTGGCTGCGGTATATACGGCAGTGGATTCAGTATAATTTGGCGGGTCGGTTGGAAAATGAGAAATTTGCGTTGTGATTATGAATTCAAAACTGGAAAAAATGAGCAGAAGAGTAAGAATCAGCAATGAGAGCCTTAACAGCTACGGTACGAGGGTACTGACCGTCGGCATGAACGTTGACCAGTACAACCGTAACCCCGTGCTGCTTTACATGCACGAGCGCGGTCAGGTGATCGGCTATGTGAAAGACTTGAAGGTGGAAGGTGACGAGGTGACCGGTGAACTGATGTTTGACGAGGCGACGGAACTGAGCCAGCGCTGCAAGAAGCAGTGGGAGTTCGGCAGTCTGAAGATGGTGAGTGCCGGCATCGACATCCTGGAACTGAGCGAAGACCCGAAGCATTTGGTGCAGGGTCAGACGCGTCCGACGATCTCGAAGAGCAAACTGTTTGAGGTGTCGGTTGTTGACATTGGCGCGAATGACGATGCGATCGTTCTTCAGAAGGACGGCAAGCGCATAGAGTTAGGCAAAGACGGCGGTGTAGAGTTGCCGCTGCTGC